GTAGTAAATTTAGTTTCTATTTTTTGTTTAACAGTATTTGTATCTTCGATTATTGGTACTATTAGACCAGGGTCTACCGCAGAAGCAGAGGGCACTTCAGATGTAGTAGGAACAGCATGAACTGCATCAGAAGGTGCAGGTTGGGCAGATGTAGTAGGAACAGCATGAACTGCATCAGAAGGTGCAGGTTGGGCAGATGTAGTAGGAACAGCATGAACTGCATCAGAAGGTGCAGGTTGGGCAGATGTAGCATCATCAACAGCAGGTGCAACAGTGTTGGTATCTGTGGTTGGTTTTTCACTTTTCTTGGGTATTATGGTCTTTACTGTTTCGTCTATTTTAGATTTTACATTAGCTATTCCTTTTGAAGCGCTAGACGAAATACTCTTGACTTTTGCCAAAGACGCTTTTGCTGCAGTAGTAGCGGTCGTAAATCCCGTTCTTGCCTTATTGGCTGCATTTAATAATGTTTTTTTCCAATCACCGCCTCTTTTTTTCGTGGTCTTTTTTTTTGCGGTCTTTTTTTTGGTGGTCTTTTTTTTTATAGTGGTTCTTTTTACAGTATTACTTCCTTTCATATACATATACCCCTATTTTTTATGGGGGAATTTTATTGTACAGGTTTATCTCCTAGAGTTAGTTCACGTGGGTTCGTTGAAATACTTTTTCCGATACTTGAAAACATGATTATCCGGTATCCTGACTTTCGTGAAGTACTTGATTTTGCCCTCCGTACTCAGATGTTTCCCCCCAATGGTTTGATGTGTTATCATCGTAATGATGAAATACAAGGAATACATTCCACATTCGGTATTTCCCTTCTGATGTTCGAGCGGATGGTTCTCAACATATCCGAAAATAATCGACGGTGTCATTTGCTTCCCCTGTTCCACAATCCTGTCTCGCAACACGCGAATTTCGTCGGGAATAGTATCACCAGCACTGTCGAAATAGAAGATATTTTTATTCTCTAAATCGATATACATAGACACCCAATGAGAACCACTCTCGTCGTGTTTTCCTAAATTGAAAACCACCGCGATTTTTGTCTTGCCCATTTTCACATATTTCGCCAGAGAAAAATTGCAGAGTTCTTCCCACACGCAGCTTCCTTCCATAGACGCCGGTTTCTTGTCGAAATCGATAGGTGTAGGGCCAATGAACGCAAATTCCGGATACGTCTTCTCATATTGTTCAATCACGTCCTTGATATCATAATTGCTTAACCAAGCATCCGGATCGCTGTTCCACTCTTTCGGATGATCGGGAGAGAACAGATACTTGTCGAGTTTCTTGCGTTCGTCCTTGTCGTCAATCACGTCGAGCCAACAGTCTTCCTTATTACACGTTGTCATTCGATTTTTGAGTTCAATCCAGATCTTGTCGGGTTTCGTCGATTTAATACGATCGACGGGATGATGTTTATTGTAGGATTTTTTCAATTGGTAGAGAACATCGTCTGTAAAACAGCTTCCGTTCAACACCGTCTTGTTTTTTACTAAAGGACTACAATTCATCGGTTTTATTTTAGCCGTCTTATTTTTGCCGCCTTGGCGTTTTTTATTCCCGTGTTTTCTAACAGTTCCCATTATACTTATGGGTTATAATCTTTTTCTAAATATTTTTTTTCGCAAACATGTCCATCGAAAACGCGTCGACCTTGATTACCTTTTCCTTGCTCCAAAAAGAAGATCCTGGGAGAGAACCTACGGGAAGAGTATCGTCGTCATCAACAGTGTCGAATAGAATATCGTTGTCTTCCTTTTTTTCTAAATTCTTCATCTGAAAATACTTGATCAAGGTTCTCGTGTAGTTGTCGAAAGCCTCGTTGACATCGGTGGTGATTGGTTTTTCCGGATTATCCAACAGTGTTTCTGTCATGGTTTCAATTTGACCTCGGTATTTTTGAATAGACGCCAGATATTTTTGAATTTCCGCGTAGCGTTTCGGATTTGTTTTAGAAATGTATTTCTGGTACTGGGTTTTATTCATCAGGAGTTCGAGTGTCATTTGGTCAATATTTGCGCTTTGATAGGTATCATTTTCTTCAACAGTAATGGTTTCTTCCATGGTATACCTAAAGCCGCGAAAAAAATAATGCCGCCGACATAATATTTTAGTCAAAACCGAAATCAAATCCCAACACAAAATAATATATACCTGTTTTATATATTATGTCGTTTAATTCCCCCATGTTTAGTTCGATATCAAATCTTACAAACTCTAAAAATTTAGGTGGACCTTACCAAGGATATTCCCCTCAACAAACCATATCGAATTATAAAGACAGTGAGATGGTTATGACCCGTCGTGTTCTTCGTCAATCGTGGAACACCCCCTACGCCGTTGGCAATGTCAAGAACAAATCTCGCATCACAACACCTTTTCGTGCAGTAAACAATTTAGGCGATTATTTGGGTCGTCAAAATTATTCCTGTGGAGGTCCTAATCAAGTAAACGCCGACAAACCAGGCAGGAAAAGCCTCATCGGCTCTATGCCCGTGATGTGTGATGGTACCGGCATCCCTCCTTCTTCTTGCAACACCCGGTTCGTTTCCGACTGTTCGGACTACACCAAGTTTAAGAAACAGAATGCCATCAACTACAACTACAACGATTTGAAGAATGGCGGTGATCAAAGCCACGCTAGTTACGTAAGTAGAATGGCTGCTTGGCAATAAAATATACTGTTAGGTATATATGAACCAACCAACATACCGTATTCGAGACATCAATAATGGGGCGTTACGATTTGTCAATGCTATGCCTCAGAAAGACAGCACTAGTGACGGCACCAGCAGCTTTGAAATGGCTCGATCCGTTTATCTTGAGACCAACTCGGTAAAAACCGCACCGACGTATCAAAACAACCATAAAAAATGGATGGGCAATCGTGACGCATCGCAAGTAACCGCTAATCGCCGTAATAACAGTGTCGGAAAAGGAAGTATCAACACCAACACGAATAATCTCTTATCCTTTACCACACACAAAGACGTCAATGTCGTAAACGATGCACTGCGCAGATGCCGTGCGGGAGGAGCCGTCGCTCCGCCGAAAACAAACCATCGAACGAATGGATTGACGCCGTCTTTTCGCCCCGCCGTTCCTAAATACGAGAATTACGTAGGAACAAAGTACCCCGTTTTGTTTCACTAAATAACAAGACAAAACAACACAACACAACACAACACCGACTTTTGATTTGAACCAAGATTTTGTATTATTAGTTCAAATCAAACAAAAAATTCAAAAAGTAAGATGCTTGAAAAAATCTCCTAAATATTTCGGGTTCTCTCTTTCTATAAAAAACCGTTTCTCTAAATCCGAAATATCTTTACTTTCTAGTTTCTTCAACAGTTCCTTCTTCATCATATAATCCACGATTGTTGAGATGTTGCCGTCATTGTGATGATAGCTTTCGTTTCTACCATCGCATCCGGAATTTCCCCAATCCGTATTTTCGAAAACGAACCTGGTTGTTGTTGAAATCTTATGGCACGCTAAATATTTTATGTATTTTTGTAAATTCGGCAAAAGAAAGCCCAGTAAAAATTTTCTAAATAACATATGATACATACCCAACACATTTATTCTTTATGCTGTTTTGGGCATAGATTTACAGAAATCCTCGTATTTATTCGTCCATGTCTTTTTGATTTTGTCGGAAATGTTTATGCGCAAATGTTTCTCGCACTGGGTAGGCGTCTCGAAATACAAATTGCCGCTGTCTCTCCCCAATTCGCCAGTCGCCAACTTCACCTTGAAGAAATAGTCCTCATCGCTAGTGCCTACACGGGAACCTAGAAAACGAGCACCAGTGATCGCATCTCTAATCTTAGTACCGGGAACGTTCGATGTCGTATACAGATCGATCTTTATCTTTTTGTTATTTGAAGAAGTGCGAACTATAGTGTGAAAACCTGGATCCAGCTGTTTATACTCCTTTAACATCTTCTTGCGCTTCGCAACACTACTGCTATCGTCGCCGTGATGAGACGATATGTAGGTGGAACCGTTGGTTTTATTGGCGAAACTTTCGTCGTCGCTAGCATATCCCTCATCCTGTCTGTCGGACGTAGGGTGAAATGCGTCATCTTGATAATGCATATATATTGTGTGTGGGGTCTGGGGGATGCGGGGGGTACGGTAATATATTCATATAAGACGATCAATCTTTATGTTTGTTTCCTAAATAATATTTTGAGAACATAGTGTATAATGGCATCAAAAACACCGACCGAAAAACAGGAATTACGGAAAACAATCGTACAAAAATTCATGACAAACTACCGACCTGCCGATAAAATGGTCAATCCTCCTCCCGGCAGCGTAATCGTGCCTTCCAACTCGGAAAATGTTTTCGAATATGTAGACGAAGATCCCATTTTATATAATGACCGGAAATTTCATTATTTAGAAGACGATCCCCTCTCTAGAATAGAAACGGATGTGGATTTTTCTTCGAATGTGAAACTTTACCTGTATTTATACAGGATAGAAGAGAACTTTGAAGATCCGTTTTTACAGGTTTATTTTGTGAAAAAGGATAAAACGTATACGCTCCCCCATAAGGAAATATTACCCCCGGTACAGGCGGCTGACGAACAAGAAGAGACGCACCCGTTCTTCTACAATGCCTCCGTTTTTTACGAAGAACTCACCGGAGAAACCCATGCAGAAGCCGTGAAAAAATACAAGGGTTTCATTGAAACCCAAGACGAACTGGGAAACAAATGTGTCATTGCCGTTTTCGGTCCCGTCGATAACATAACACCCGACGAAACTGCGATATGGTCGATCGTCGACGAATTTTGGTTTAAAACCAGGATCTTAGATACGCCTGTAAAAGAATTCATCGTAAAAGCAATCAGCGACCATCCTTCTCTGCTCTGCATAAAAGACCACGACGGAAACCCAACAGTTGTTCCTTATCTTCTTTATTTATGCGATAAAGACAAGAACGCCTTTTATCTGGAGGGCGAGGCGAGAGACGAGGTTTCTTACGAAATATTTCATAAAGAAAAAGGTCATGAAATATTCAATTCGACGTATTTGTTCTCAACCGAACCATTTGAATTCAACAATATTTCCAACATCAAACGATTTGCTGTTGTTATAAAGGATCCTCTGTATCTTTTCAATTACGATTTCCCGGTTACCGAATATAAGGAAGTGGATATAAACCAAACCGTCTGTTTCTACGAAAATTCGCGCGAAATGTGGTCAGTGAAAGATGATAACTTGTTTTCCTTGCTTTAGCTCTACACAAACAGAAGCTTGTCGACGGTAGTCCTAACACAAAACAAACGGTGTGCGATAATGCCCACTATAAACGCCACCAGTAGAATAAACCAGAAACTGTATTTAGGAAAGAAGAGGTATTGAACGGCGCCCGCTAAGACCATGGTAGCCAAGACATCTACAATGGCTATGTTGAATATTCTGTAAGAGTGAACGCCTTCGCCGACTTTTCCGAATATATCCTTGTATTCGCAAAACATATACACTTACACTTACACCATATTTTTCTATACCTATTCAAACCCATTCCAACATATTATTTATTACTTGCATATTCTTATTTTCCCGGCGTTCAGTTCCGTATTTCTTTACAAAATTCTTAATCATTTGTATTTTATCATTATTTAGCGGTTTTATGAAAATATAATCCGCGCCATTTTGCAGAAATTTCGTTTTCTCGATATGATCGTCGTCGCCGGTTACGCCTATAATTAGCTGGTTATAGCACTGACTTCGTAGATATTTTGCAACACTTGGACCATCCATACATGGCATATGTTTGTCTAAAAATACGATATTCGTATTGTCCTTGAACGTTTCCCACTGTTTAATCATATCTTCCCCCCCTTCGGCGTCATATATATTTTTAAAAATCGGTGATTTTTTTAGTACGCCGCGCAGCATTTTGCGATTTAGTTTACTGTCATCTACCAATAAAACCACGAGTTTTATATTTTCAGAATGATTACTGTTATCCAAATTGATGTCATTATCTGCATCAGAAGTATTTTTACCAGAATTTTCTGAAATATAATTAGAATAATATGATTTCACTGTAAAGTATTCTTGCAACACATGGTCTTCACATAATTCCAGCGGTAGTGTTATACGAAATTCATTACCGTAGGGTTGTAAAAAATCATGGGAAATTGTTCCGCCATGTAGTTCTATAATACTTTTACAGATGTATAATCCTAATCCAGAACCACTGGTGGAATTAAACGTTTCGAACAAATGTTTCTTGATATGAGGCAATATATGATTGTTGTTATCGGTAATCGAAATTACAACCGTTTGTCGTTTCTTATGCTGACGCAATGATCGTGAGCTTTTGGATGATAATGGCGGTGGCGGATGAGGGATTAATGTATTTTCTTGTGCAGATGCAATCGATACATGAATGCTAATTATCGATTTACGAGATAACTCGCGATATTTTATGGCATTTTTCAACAGGTTTATAATACAATGTTTCAGATTATATCTATCTCCAAAAACCCAGTTATATACATCGGGTTGAATTTTGTGTTCAAGTAGTACGTTCGCGTCGATTAAATTATATTGAAGCAGAAATTTAACTTTTTCGAACAAATATACGATTGAAAACGGTTCAAACAAATTGAGTTCAATATGTCCATCATGAATAACTGCAAAATTAGTAAATATTCGTTCAATAAAAACTAGACTTTGTTTGATATCGTTAATAACAGCCGGGTCAACTTTTTTCATTTTTCCTAATATATCTATTCCCATAGAAATAGTCGAAAGTGGGGTACGTAGTTCATGGATGAACATTTTATGGTAAATTTTACTGTCAATTGTTGCGAGTGGTATAATATCGCTTACGGATTTTTCTTCTTCAGTAATGGTTTCTTCTTCAGTAATGGTTTCTTCTTCGGTATTGGTTTGTTTCGTAATGCCAATGTTTGGTGGTTTCATAAATTTAGATAAAATATTTTGCAATTTGTACCTCCCATTGTCCATTCTAGTAGTGTACTTTGTAATCTACTGTCTAAATTATAATTACAATTTATTCTTTCCATAATTACAATTTATTCTTTCCATAATTACAATTTATTCTTTCCATAATTTTGCGTAAAAACTCAAAATTATACTAGTACTTACGAACTAATCTTCTTGGTCGGGATCTCATTGTCCACTAAATAGATGGAATTCTCGGTCATGATAATGTACTCCTTGCCGACCTTGTAGATCTTGGATATGGGACTGGTATACTCTTCCTCACTCTTTACCAGCAATTTCTCCTCGTTATCCTTAACACCAATCAATACGGTCTTGTCGAGTGAAGATGACCAATAATCCAACATAATTGGCTTATCCTCAACAATCGCCAATTTAGAAGCGTGTTGAAGGGTGTTAATCTCGGGAAGTCTGTATCCCCCCGGTGTGGATGTCGCAGTGGTCGTTGTTGTAGTGGTTTGTTTGGTTGATGACATTGTTAGTTTTGTTGTATAAATAATATAGAATATAAAAACTTTAAGTCATATTTAATACAAATTAATTTATCTTGTCCCATACACGTAAAAAACGAAAATAACGAATATTGATATATAATATGTTATGTCGGGAAAACCAAATATAGAAATAGAAATAGACAAGAAACAATTTCAAAAGATGGCGTTTTTAACGAACGCTATCGAACAGGGATGGTCCGTAAAAAAAGTGAAGGACACGTATATTTTCAAAAAAAAACACGAAAACCGCCGTGAATATTTCAACGAGGATTATTTAGAAACTTTTTTAACCTCCAACTTATCGAAAGACGTGTTATCGATTACACCAACGACATAAAAATAGCACCACATAGTATATGACTGTAACAAAAACCAAGAAAGAAATTATCCATAAATATGTTCTCTTTATACGAGAATTTTTCGAACTGTTGAATAAAATCATCGTGTCGAATGATATGAATTACCAATCTCATTATCTGTATATCGGAATAAATTCTCTACATCGAGTATTTGAACACATCTTGACAAAAACGAAGAATTTGAGGAAAACCTATTTCTATCTACAGAAATCTCAGTATTATTATTTAGAATATATTGAACAGATTTACAAATCCAATGGTTCCCTAAATATCAACCATACGAATATAGTGTTGTTCATCTACAGTAAAACAATTCTCAACGCCGACGAGAAATACGAAGAGAACATCATGGATTTCATGGAAGACAGTCCTCTGCAATTCGAAGACGAGAAGGATCTTTTCTCTAAAATGATAAATATAATCAATGTACTTTTATACTGGGAGAATACGAGGCTCAGTTTCGAAAACAGAAACTATATTTGCGAAACATATTTACCCATCTTTTTATTGAACTATGAGAACCTGGACTTGACACATATCGAGATCATCCAAGAAAAGATTAAAATGGATGATGTTAAATATCTGGAACTGTTGAAAGAAGTGGGGGAAATGTTGACGTCGGTTTCTACAAAACCTCACAAAAAGAAAAATGCACTTACCCAAGAAGAAAAAACGGAACAGATATTGACTAAATTCTATATGAATGAAACGAATATTGTAGAAAAATTCGAAAAGGAAGAAATGTCAGATTTTGTAAAATGGGTCTATTCATGTGGCTAAATAATTGTCCGAATTTTAGCAGAATAAATATATTGGGATAGTATAGATGTCAAATTTCGATATAAACGATAGACCAAAACAAAATCTTACAGATAAAGTAAAATATGCTTTCGATAAAATTACAGTGAGCCAACTAAAAAATGGTACGAGTAATCCTGGTCTTAATAATTCTCTTTTGTCTGCAACCATCAATATTCCGACAAGTCAAAAATACGATTTTTTTTTCGAGAAAGGGTCATCTCAACACAAATACAAGGCGAATACAATATACT